CGACCATTCGATTAGCCTGTTGAGCGCCACACACAGGTCCTGCGTTGTCTTTAGCCTCTTCAAATGGAAGGGGCGTACATTGACTCCCTTGTAGGAGTCGAATCCGCAGGATTCCCGGAACGGTCCTTCAACAAAGGACTTGTCTTCATTGATCACGAAGCCGAGAAGGCTCGTCAATCTGACAACTAGCGAGGTGATACCCCGAGGACATATGATGTCATCCCCGAAGACGCCCCAACCCTGATTCACATCAGTATTGGCGCGAGGACCCCACGAGCCATACCGCACCTTATGGGCGGCGAAGACACAGGCTGCAAACAAGGCTGTTTGCAGAGGAAACGTGTAACCGTTCCCCATGGTGCCGACAATGTATGCTTTGACAACCTTTCCAGCGTCGGGCAAGCCCGTCGCCTTAGGGAGTTGAACAAGAGGCGTACGACATCTTAGGAGCCCCTTGAAGGGCGCCGCAGGTAACACCTTAGCGAGCACACGAGTATACAGACAGTTGGAACTGTCCTTCATGTCCAATGTGCTGATGGTGTTATGCTCACTTCCAATTTTGGCTAATAGGTGATTACTGACTTGCTGGTCAGACAGATCGATTCCGAAGAATTCGATCAGCCGCTCAGTGATCAAGTCGCCATGCATTTGTTGGAAGAGCTGGTTGATTCCAGGTTGGATGTCAATTGTTCGGCCGGTTTCCTCGTTCTTGTAAACGACAGAGAGCCTAGAGGCTTTCGCCACCATTGGAGGACCATACTGCAGCATGCGCCGGTATTCGGCAGCTGCCCATAGGCCCGCCCCTGCGCACCATTTGTGGTAGGTGCTTATCAGGCGGTCACTAGAACCAGCGATCGTTCCTTGGAAGACCTTCTCAAAGAGAGAGTCCCCCTTGGATCCGACTGCTACGCCCGGCCCGAACTTCGGTTGCAGGTCTGTTAGACCAACATCGAAGATCGAGTTATCGCCACTCTTGTAAAAGAAGCGATTTAACACCTCACGGAGTTCTCCGAGGAGGTAGTCATCGAGCAAGCATTTGGG